CAAATTCTAGTGTCAATACTTTTTGTCACGTAAAAATGATCCTCCAGGAAACGGATTTCCGTTTCCTGGAGGATCTTATGTTCGTTAGTTGCAGCCGCATGAATCGTCGTCTTCTACTTCACAGTCATCCTCATTTAAACGAGGTGGGAAGAACTCATTTACTGGGAACTTGATTCGTTTAAACAGCTCGCACGGGTCGTCATTGGTCTGCACACATTCTTTATCCGGAATACTGAAATCATAGACCGGGATCATCATTTGTACGATCCGTTCTAATGATACAATGGAAAACACCCCTAATGTCACTTCAACAACTCTGGTCGTTTCCATCGGGCGGAAGCATCCGTCAAATTTTCCGGCTACAGCCATTGGGATGCTGATCGCACAATCCCGCGGCGGGCAGCAATCCAGCAGCTTACAGGAAAGGCAGATCGGCTGGACCACCTGAACTGTTGCACGCGGGGTAACATCCTTTCCGTAATTGCAGCCCGGATTACAACTAGAAGAAGTATCAGAAGTAAAGACATTGACATTCCCTTCACTTCCGTACAGAATCACCTTCTTGTTAAAGGTGGCCAATCCGTCTACTGCTGTAGGCGTCAAACAAGGCAGTTGGAATACGTCTAACTGAACTGCAAAATAAAATGTCATGTCAACCGAGTAGAACCCCTTATTGAACGGGACCGATTCTACATCCATCAAAACGTCGATCACCTGTACATTCCTGCATTTTACACTGCTGGCCTCTTCGATCTTTGCCTGTGCAGTATCTGGGAAATATACACGCAGGTGGTCAATACAGTCTTTATCAGAGCAAGATACAAGCTAGATCGAAAATATTAAATCTTAATAGCTTTCTTTATAAAATAAAAAAACGCCGCTGGGGTTATTCCTCAGCGGCATTACTTTTGCTATCTCTCTTTAATTTGAATCTGGATTCTATCAATGGCTTTCCCGTTCAGATTGCCCGCATAACCGTCAGACCCATTGGCGGTGCTGGTATCTTCAATCCAGTGCAGATACCCGGAACGCCCCACTTCGGACACCCGGTAATATGCCTGCTGGTACGGGCGCACATCGTCCGGTGTATAGAAATAGATCTGAACACCGTCGATCGGGTGGCCTTTCCCATTCCCGGCATAGCCGTTTTTAAAGTCGTTTTTGTTGTACCCAGTGATCCAGTTCAGCCAGCGGTTTTCTTTTGCCAAGTGTACCCGGTATTTGATCTTGCCCTTGTCCACTTTTACCATCAGGGCTGTGATCGGCTGGTTGTCATTCCCCGCGTAGTCCTCAAGGTTCTTTACCTCCGGCAGCCATCTTCCGTTTGCTTGTACGCAGTAGATCACGTTGATCTTGGTGCTTTTGGGGGCTGTAGAATACACTTCCTTCCCGTTTTCGTCAAATACGGTATATCCCTTGTTTTTGTCCGCCATGGCTTTCGCGTTGTCTAACTTTTCAAACGCCCCTAGCTGGGAAGAAGCTTCCTTCCACGACTTCCTCACCCGGTACAAGGGCTTGTCCGCGCCTAGGCGCTTGTTGACCTCCTCCGCGATGTACGGAAACTTCCCTTGCAGGTACGGCCCCGGGCAGGTGGTAGCAGCAAACATATTGTGCCGGGTCAGGTTCCCTTTGCTGTCCCCGGTGTAGGTCAGCCTATCAATCCCATTTCTCTGGCAGATGTCCACACATAAATCAATGAGTTTGGCTAAAGCCTTGTCCGATACATGCCAATCTGTATCCGCCCCGCCGTCGTTCGCCACCTCGATCGTAACAGCTTTATAATCATTTTCCCGGCTGGAAGAAGCCCAAGAACGGTCCTTTTCCTCTACATACATTCCTACCCTGCCATTTGAATCAATGCCGTAATTGGCGCTTGCTTCCCTTGTCTGGAACACGTTCCCGCAGCTTTCTACGGAAAGGTTTCCCGCCATATGATGAATTGTAATCTTTGTGATTTTCCCTGTCGGGTTATAGGTTGAATTTTTTCTCGGGTTTTTGTTGGGGGAAATTTTGGTGTATGATACTAATTTGCTGTTGCTCATCGCTTAACCCTCCTTTGGTTCCTCATAAGACAAAGCCTGCGTGCTGTCAGACACGCCTTTTGTGGTTGGGTCGGTTACTACCCCTAGGACAGACAACACCGCAAATAACGCGTTTACAACGGCTAACAGCTTGTTTCCCAGTTCCCCTAAATCCAGCGTGTACCCAAACACCGCCGCTATTACCTGAACCAGCAATAATACGGCCGGGATCAGCGACAGCCAAAACGTCTTATTTTTCAGCCTTACTCTCCAGTTAATGCTCATATGTATCTCTCCTTTAGAATCCTATCTGTGCCATGATGTACACTACAATCGCCCCGATCACACCGATCAGGACTTTATCCACAACCTGATCCCACCGTCTGGCTGGCTTAGCCTTCAGCTCCTCGATGATCCCAAGCGTGGTATCGATCCGCTTTTCCATATTATCCAGCTTTCCCATAATTGCTATGTACTGTTCGTTTCGGGCTGAATCCATACGTTCCAGTGTAGTGATCCTAGCATACATTTCACTATGTGTTTCCCGTGCTTGCTTTCGGTATTCCTCGAACTGTTTTTCCAGCATCTCCGCTTTTTGCAGTCCAAGACAGTCCCTTTGCGGGTCTAAGATACAATTTGCCATACCATATTATCCCTCGCTTTTCCACCCCTGCGGGTAATCTTTTGGGGAGAAGTTCGTATTCTGTACGCACTCATACAAAATACCCTCATACCAGGCGTATTCCCCGGCATGGTACATATCATGCGCCCCCTGCACCGGCACGAACGGCCGGGCCGTTTTTTTCGTCTTCCCGTGCAACGGCCTCCAGAAAGTAAACCATGCCGGGTTATCCGGCTTGATGTCCGGGTACGCCGCATTATCATGCGCCTGGAAGCATTCCCAGGTCTGGTCGTACCAGTTGCGGATCTCCCCAACCTCATATTTCCCCGGCGCCCAGACTTCATACAAGCCCGAAACAGCAAGTTTTGTATTATCGTCTTTGATTTCCATGGTTGGTAACATCGCTTTCACCATGACAATCATAGATTCCTGTTCGCTAGGGATATATTCAGACTGGGAAGCCTCTCCCTGTTCTTTCTCTGCCAGATAAGCAGCATATTTTTCCTCGTCTAATTCTGCCTTTCCGCCCTCATATTTGTAAAAGCCGATTTTTTCCGGCTCGAGTTCTTCCAGAAAGCTGTCTGGCACCTCTATCCCGTCCGGGAACCCGCCTACCACTGCATACCCGGTGATGTATCCGTCTGTTACTTGTAGCTGCATATTTTCACTCTCCTACACTATACCCACGATACTGGTTGTTGTCCATGATTGCATTCCCCCTGTACCTTTATTCATAAATCCACCTTGTTTAATAAGTTTCACCGTCCCATTTTCTAGATTCGTAATTTCTGCGTTGATCGCATACCACCACAGATTTTCACTATCAGATATATACCCGCCTAATCCACGAAACCAACTTGTAGTTCGAGGTACTAAAATGACTGTCCCTTTTTCGGAATCAAACAGCGCGAACAAACGATATTTCTTTAGATTTGGGATCGTGATCGAGCCTGATGTCCAACTTCCGCTCCATAATGTTTTTCCTATATGTTCGCCATATACAGGAACTAAGTTACCATCTTTTTTTAATTCACCGTTAGCGTCTATTCTTAATGTATAGAAATCTGTTTCTTTAAAAACATAAGATGAATTACTAGTAGTAACTCCTGATTTTGGAAAATTTAGTCCCTCTAAATCTGTATCTCCAGAGTCATTAAAATAAATACCATTAAAACCAATTACATCTGAATTATTAAAGTTAGAGGCATAGTTTCCTTGAGAAAAATATTGGTTTCCATTAAAATTGATTGGCTTCCGGAAAAAGGCAGACAGGTTACAATCCAAGCCGTCCTCCTCAGCCACCTTGCCAAAGGCGATCCCCTTTCCGCCCTTGCGGTAATCCACCAGGGTAAAGGCAGTCGGCACATACGAGGACCGTGATGCCGAGCCGAAGAAATCTGTCACCGTGACCTTGATGTCATAAATATAGTCGACATTGATCCCTGAAAGGATCACACTTGTTGACCCGCTGTATGTATTCAAAGCCACTGTTTTGTCCGTCCAGCTGCTGCCGGTCCTCTGTTTATAGCTTACCTTGCAGGACTTGGTATTTTTCTGATTACATTCATAGATCTTCCACCCAAAGCTTACCTTGGTATATTCTCCGTCCTCGTTCGTTGTCCCGTCCTGAAGGCACCGTACTGCTGAAAGACTAGTCACAGCAGGAGATGCATAATCAAGGACAGTTACCTTTTGTGTCACTGTCTTGCTTTTTCCACGGCTGTCTGTTACCGTGGCGGTGATGGTATTGCTTCCCGCTGTGTTCAGCACACCGGTCGTGACACTGGCAGAAGTATAGGTCTTTCCATTCGCCACCACCTTATAGCTTTTGATGCTGCTTCCTTGTATCCCTTTTCCAGTTACAGTGATCTTCCATTTTGACTGGAGCTTTACATACGCCCCGATCTGTTCAGATACCTTGTCCACCGCTTCGGAAACTGACAAAGAAACTGTTGGCAGCGTATCGTCCGCCACAGTCAGGGTTAAGGTCGCTGTCTTGGTGCCAATGGTACTGCTCCCCTTTTTGGTGGTGACTGTGATGGTACAGGTTCCGCTCATACTGTTTGGAATCTGTGTTGCCAGTTCTTTTCCCGGTGTCCAAGTGCAGGAGGTACCGGCTGATGAACTAATGGTGCCTGTTTTAGAACCGAACTTCCAGGTCACGGTATGGGTAAAGGAACTGTCCGCGCGGGGCAGGCTGATCGTCAAGGTATTCCCCATTTTTAAATTCGAGGTACTGAGCTTTGGCGTGGTAGCCCGCGGGATCGTGTCCAGCTTGGCAGTCCCTGAAGCCGTCCCGGTCCCCGGGGAATAGCTGGCCGTCCCCAGCTTGCAGTTGGCTGAGATCGTAATGCTTTTCGTCCCGTCTGAATTATGCGGAACGGTGGTGGTATACGAAAAAAGCTTCACCGGCTCCGTGTCCCGCTTGATATTGACGCGGACATTTTTAGAAGAGGATTTCCCGTTGATGGTGATCTTCTGAGTGAAATTACTGTTCACGGTATCCGACGCCCATGCGCTTGATTTTGCCCTGGCATATGCCGTCGCCGTTACGCTAGAGGTATTATCGCTTACATTACTTTTACTGCTCCAAGTCAGATAGAACTCATATCCGGAAGAGTTCTTGGACACCGAACCGTTTATTCTTCCGCTTGCCATTATACTGTTTGACCTCCAATCCATTTAAAGGACAGGTTCCCGTTATCCCTCGGCAGGAAGGAAAAGTTTCCAAGCTGCAGGGAGTTTAGAAACTGCCCGTCTGTGACATACAGCTTATTATTTGCGAAGTAGGCTGTTTCCCCTCCGCTCTGCAAAAAGCTGATCCGGTCGTTTTCGATCCGCAGGGTGATCTCATTCCCTTCCTGCCCCAAGATGATATTTCCGTCTTCAAACCGGATATATTTCCGAAATTCCTCGAACCCGGTTTCGCTGTTCCCCTCCAGGTTTTCCACATAGGTTTTCAGTTCATTGAACTGGAACTCAAAGGAATCCTCTGTCTGCTGGAAACGGGTGTTCAGCTCCTCTTCGATCCCTTCCGCGGTCACGTACTGGCTCCCAACTTCCATCAGGATCTCTTCCGATGACTGGTCGATCTTAGAATACAGGCTTTCCACCGCGCTGCTTACCACTTCATTAGTCACATAGTCTGATTCGATCCGTTCCACCACCTGCACCAGTTCCCCGGTGCTGTGGTTCTGCTGGTTCTGCGAATCGGTGAAAGTCGCGAATGCCTTTCCCAAGGTCAGCTGGTTATTCGCCGGCTCCTGCAAATTAATGGAGAGCTTGGAGCACAGAAACTTTTCATGCTCCATTCCGTGGGGCTTGGAATCCACAAATACATATTCCCCCAGCCGGAACTCGTCAAACTCATGCCCCAGCAGGGAAAGGTCCGCCGCGGAAATATCCAGGCTGACCTCTGTTTTTGTAAGCTCAGTCAGCCGTTCCCTCGCCTTTGTCAGCAGGTTTCCGGCAATCGTCACATCGTCCCAGGTTTCAGTGGTAAAGATCGTCCCATATTTTTCTGCTGCTTCCTCATCTACCAGGTAGTCTTTTCCGTCATTGACGCTTTCGATCGTCAGGCGGGCAGTGGTTTCCTCAACCGTTCCGGTCTCCGGGTCTGTTTCCTCAACGATATATTTCGCCCCATAGGGGATCAAGCCTGTGGCGATCTCGTCGAGATTCCGCTTATGCAGATAATCCAGCAGGTTTTCCCCAAAGGTGATCCTTTGGGTCGTCATATATGGGAAGTCAGACAGATAATCCAAATAGTTGCCGTCCGCTTCATGCCGGACAAACAAATAGCCGCCCAGATTTTTGATTAGGCGGCTGTTGATATTCTCCCACGTTGTATCACAGGATTCATTGGAACGGCTGATGTAGTCGTTGGGGTCGGTAACGGTGATGTTCCCCGGCAAAAACTGTTTTTCTGCTTCTACCTGGGCGTTATGTTCACTCAAAAGCTTTTTCAGGAAATCCTCCGGGGAGCCGGTAAACTCAAACGGGCGGATCCTGGAATCCAGCAGGAAGCTGAGCTCCCCCTCACAGGATATTTTCTTTTCCCGGTAAAACCCCTCGTCTTCCCCGATCACCCTCCCACGGAACAGGAGCCGTCCTTCCTTTTTTACCAGAATAATAGAGTGGAGCGGCTTGATTTTATCTGCGTAGGGGTGGTCTGGGTAAATGGAAAAGGAAAAGCTGCCCGTTTTGTTTAGCTCCAGCTCCACGGCCGGGGCTTCTATCGCCAGTTCCTTAAGCCTTGGATCGTACAAAAGGGTATCATCGCAATATACCTGGTACATTAAAGCGCCCCCTCCTGGTACTCGAATTTGACATGCCCTGTCCCGTTGACTGTGATCTCATATGTCCCGGCCTGCAATAACAGGTCCGGCACCAGTTGTGTACCTGCGCCTACTGTGACGGTGTGTTCTGTTCCGTCCAGGGTGAAAACGAGCTGCATTTGGGCGTCCGCCGTGATCTTCGGCACTGCCGGCATACCTTCGTTTGTTAAAGTTACCTGGGTACTCCCGGCTACGTCTGACTCCACGACTGTCTTTTCCGTTTTGTATTTATACGGGTCGCTGTCCGCCGTGATGGAGGCTGTATCAATATTCGGTTCTGAGCGCCAATCTACAGACAAACGCCCAAGGTAGTAATACCCTGGGTCGCTGTCAAACTGTATGCTCATTTTCTTCCCATGCAGGAGATTGCGGCATTTATGCTCCAAAGAAGCATATTCCTCATCTTCTGCAAAGCACTGCATCTCCATGGTGATCGTCCGGTTTTCGTAATGGACCAGCCCGTCGAGTGATTCGGTGTAGTCCAGCACCTGGTCCCTGCCCGGCACGCTGACCGTATATTTTTTTACTACCGGCGGGGAGATCGTCACGCCGGTCGGCAAAAGCCCAAACTCGGACTGATTATACTCTCCAAAGGTTATCTCTGTGACTGTCATATTTCACCTGCTTTCTGTTTTTGGGGCATAAGAAAGCCACTACCCTGTTTTGAGTAGTGGCTGGGGGTTATTCTGATTTTCGTTTTTCCAACACCTGTTCTAACAAGTCCTGATATTTAGGGTTGATTTGTGTAGTGGTGGCCTGAGCCGGTTCTGTAGAATAGTCTAGCATAGTTTCCATTACAACTTCTTTATCAGGGTCTTGTATCTGGACATATATTTTATCAATACTTGTCCCGGACACATTGGTTTGACTCATAGCAATTGTTGAAACCAAAATATCGCTGTAAAAATCATAAAATGATTCAAAACTCATATCATCACAAGGAATAATAAATCGAACTTCGCCCTCTCCAGCTTTTTCATAGGTTGCATCTGCATGGAAAATTTCTGCTAATTCCTGATAATAACTAGCAAGAGGGTCTGAGTTTGACCATAGACTTTCATCAAATGAACTATCTGAATCGGTTTTGTTAGAATCTGACGAAATATTACTTTCTGTTTCCAAAATTGAACTCTCATCACTTGAAATTGACTCTTCACTAATTACTAATGAATTAAGAATAGATTCTAATGTTTCGGCTTTTAACTTTTTAGAATCAGTATCTTGACGAACAAAACGCATAGAGCCATTAGGACAATCAATGAAATAAGCCAATTCGTATTTTTCGTTAGTTACATAAGAATACGATAAGGCAGAAAATTGCTGATTTTTAAACTCCTTTTCAAAATTTAAATCATAGAAATTCTCAGAATTTTTGATTGCGGACACTACACTTTGTGCAGTATTAGATTTAAAATAAGACACATAAAAGCACGAGTTCTCCTCTATATAATATAACTTTTCAATTTTTCCATCAGTTGTTTTATCAGAAGCTAAAATCCATTCTTTTGGAATTTGGAATGTAACTTCTTCGATTGCTACCGTCTGTAAATTAACTTTATTATTTTTTTCTAGTTCTGTCTGTTCCTTGTGGCATCCAACTAATAATATACATATTAAACTTAGGATTAATGTTATTGCCAACAGTTTTTTCATGTCAAAAACCCCTTTCGATAACAGCATTATACCATTTTCAAAAGGGGCTTTCAATCATTTATCCACCGCGTTCCCGTTTTTTGTTCAGTTTCGCAAATTGATTGTCCATTTCCGGCGCAATAGTGACAGCAATTTCCTGGCCGTCCACGATAAGCCGGGGAGAGGAGGTGACGTGAATGTCAGGCTCTAGTACGATAGGGTTTTTCTGAAGCTGCTCCCGTAACGTTTTCGCCAATCTTTGATAATCAATTACCGGCGTGACCGGGATTTCAAGCTGCATTTTTTCGGTAAGCTGCTGGGAAATCCGTGACGAAGAAGAAACTGCCGACAAAGTCGTCGCCCTTAAATCCATGTCGGACACTCCAAGCCGTTTTCCGGTTTCTTCCCATAGGCTTAAAGCCCGGCTGCGTTTCCCTGCGGAAAGCGGGATAATACTTTCCGGCCCGGCCTCTCCCACCAGCGCAAATTCAGGTTGGTCAATAATTCCACCAGTAGCATAACCGCGAAGAGCAGAAACGCCGGCAGTAAAAATATTAGCTGTCACTGATAATGGGTGACGTCTCAAATATGCCTGCATTGCTTTCGCTCCGGAACTGGCAATATCTGTCCAATCCGCTTCTTTCATATCCGGGGCATCTATTTTGGTACCGGAAACAGTTTCTTCTAGCTTATCGACGCCCTTGACCCCCATTTGTTTTAGAAACTCTTTAAACTCCGGCGTGATATTTTTGATCTCCTCGTCGGAAGAGGTCTTCAAGGTGTACGCCATATCCCCGGTGCCGTCTTTGACCACCTGTAAATTGGATATGATCCCGTTTTTCAGACTGTCGTCCACTTCAATGCCAAGGTTCTGAAACTGCATCAACAACCCGGGCTTTTCCGCATCAGAAGCATTCTGCATTTGCGCCAGCAAATCAACCGCCTGCGCACGGACTTCCGGCGATTTTTCCATTAAAGAATTTACCAGTGCATCGGAAGCTTCTATCCCACATTGAGATAAAACCCCTTTCACCTCTTCTTCAGAATTTAACGCCGCATCTTTAATCGATACCCACTGGCTAGTTGCTTCATTATAAATAATGCCCGTTCCGGCAGTCAAAGTTGCCGCAAGCTCATCGCCCGGCTTCATGCCTTCCTGATTTAAATAGTCCAAAATTTCTGGTAAAGAATCATCGGTTGCCGTTGTAATCTGTTGCCAGCCTTCTTTTGCTCCTTTATAGATTTTCCCTGTTGAAAGATAAATCCCCTCTGCTACTCCTTCAGGTACTTTTTCACCGGCATCTACTGATTGCTCATACATTTTCAAAAATTCAGGGCTATTACTCATTTGCGCGCCCATAAACTCATACATATGGCTAGTATTTCCGGCCATGATTTCCAATTCATAAATGTCTAAAAGGCCCTTTGAAATATTTTGCGGTATACTTTTCCCCGCATTTTGGTACTTTGATGCAAGATTCTCCAAATCTTTGGTCTGTGGAGCCATATTCTTCATTAGTTCGTTAATAGCACCTTGAGAATCTCCAATGGCCTCTTTTACCCCTCCAGATAAGGTGTTACCTAAAATATTTGTAAAAGATAACCAGTTCCCATCTTCTAATATATCAGTATGGTTCTCAAATGTTTTTTGGAAGTTAGTATAAAATGTTTCTGCTGCCTTATCGAGCTCATCATGGTAATTAGTTTTGATCGTATCAATTTCGACATCCACCGCTTGCAGTGTAACTTCCCCAAGTCTAGCCTGTGCCTCTAAATCGACCTGCTTTTTTATTAAGTCGAATCCCTGCTGATCAATCTCACCATTATTCAACTTAACCTGCCATTGAAGTAGCAATTCCAATGTGCCGTCTTCAATTTCCTGTTTTCTTTGGTCTAAATTTTCTGTCATCTGCTTTTGAAGCCCTTGAAAGCTTTCAACCGTTAGGCCACCCTCTAAAGCATCAGCTTGAATATTATCAAGAGTAAGGTCATATCTTGCTTGAGAAATTTCATCAAGCTTTTTCTGGATCTCAGCTTGCTTTTCGTCCAGCTTGTCAATTTCTTCCTGGGAAAGCACTCCGTCTTCCCATGCCTGATTCACTAACTCCGCAAGTTCCGTACCTAGTTTTGTTAAATCTTCGCTTAGCCCATTATAATAGGTATCCGAAAACTCCTTATAGTTCTGGTAAAGCTGAGTACCCGGTGTAAACACGGTGTCGATAGCAAGATTTGCAGTGTAATGCTGCTGCGAAATATAATCTTTCACCTGAGTTGCATAATCAAGCATTGTCTGCTTGTAGCTTTCTTTTTCCTCTGTAGAAAGTTCAAGCCCAACATCAACTTTCCATTTTGCCTGATTCAGTTCCTCTATGGTGCTTTCCAGCGTGTCTTGGTATTCTTCCAATGTCTGCTGCGCATCGATATAAGCGTCTAACCGGATCGTCCAATCAGTCGTAGTCAGTCGTTTGGCCACATCTTCCAATTCTTCGGCGGATAGAGTGATACTCCCAAAATGTTCTTCCAAATTTGCTTCAACTGCTGCTTTCTCCATCTGTCGAAATGCTACAAAGGCTCCAACTCCTAATGCGGCAATAGCCCCAACCGCAAGCTTTGCAGGGGTAGGAATCCCCCCAATGACAGAGGATACCCCGCCAAGAGCTTTTGCCCCTTTATCAATTTTACTGGTACTCCCCAGTTTATCAATCAGTTTGCCAAACCCTTTGGTGACAGTTCCGACTCCCGAGGTAAGCGTTCCGAATATTTTTACAACCGGTCCAGTTGCTGCTGCAATTCCAGCAATTGCTAGAATCGTCCCCTGGGTGTCCTCGTCCAGTTCAGAAAACTTGTTAGCCAAATTTGTGACCGCCTTGGCGCCCTTGGTGACCCATGGAGCCAAATGCCTTTGGATCGTGATCCCGGCTGTTTCCAAAGAACCGTTCATTTCCTCTATGCTTCCCTTGGTATTATCTAACATTGTATCGGCCATTTTCCGGGAAGCCCCGTCAGCATTTTCAAGCCCCTCGGTCAGTTCATCTAGCTCCTCCTTGCTGGAAGCAAGCAAAACCTTCATACCGGAAAGTGCTTCCGTCCCGAAGATCGTTGCAATACGGTTGTCCCGCTGCTCATCTGTCAGTTCTTTGGTGCGGTCCTGCAATTCGTCTATGATCGTAGAAAGCGGTTTCATTTTCCCTTCTGCGTCATAAAACGTTATGCCAAGGTCTGTCATGGCTTTTTCCATCTTTTCGGTAGGCTTCATCATACGCACTAAAGCGCTTCGCAATGTTGTTCCTGCCTGTTCGCCCTTGATCCCAGAATCAGCTAAAACACCGATCGCCGCCGCGACCTCCTCTAATGACCAGCCGGCCGACTGGGCAACAGGAGCAACATATTTCATCGCATATCCGGTGTCAATAATGGCGGCGTTGGTATCCGCTGCATTTTTTGCCAATACATCTGCTACATGTCCTGCTTCAGAGGCCTCCAATTGGAACCCCCGCAGGGTAGATGCCGCAATATCAGCACTGGAAGCAAGATCCTCGCCAGAGGAAGCCGCCAAATCCAGCATTCCCGGCATTGCGGCCATAATTTCCTGAGTTCCAAAGCCGGCAGATGCCAGATTCTCCATCGCCTGCGCTGCTTCCGTCGCAGAAAAGGAAGTTTCTGCGCCAAGCTGGATCGCCTGATCGCGCAGCTTTTCTAAATCCTTTCCATATGCTCCGGCAATAGCAGAAACGCGGCTCATCTGTGCCTCAAAATCATTTCCGGCCTTAAGCGCCGCCGTTCCGATCCCGGCAATCGGAAGTGATACCCCCATCGTCAGGGCATTTCCTACTCCGGATATTTTCTGTCCTGCCGCCTGCCACTTTTCGCCAGCTTCTTTTGCCGCCGCTCCGAACACTTGCGCCTTGTTCTGCGCAGCATTTAATTCTCTGGTCAAATCGGAGATCTCTGCCTCCGTATTGTTGATTTGTGTTTTAAAATCAACGATCCGGTTTTCTGATTCCTCAATCCCCCTCGCCAGCATATCCTGCTGTTCTTCCAGCTGGCTGAGCGTATTCGTGTGCTCCTGTACCTTTTTCGTTGCTTTTTCGTAGCTGTCGATAATATCCTTGTTTTGCTCCGCAACAGCCTTTGCCTGTTCGCTGTTTTTCCCATACTCTTCGGTGACAGCTTTGATTTCTTTCTGCGCCTGACGATAAGCGTCAGACATGGATTCCACTTTTTTCTGCGACCGCTCCTGTTGGGCGGAGACCTTCTCGATCTCCTGCTTCAGCTGTTCCTGCTTTTGCTTAGATTGGCTGATGTGGCTGTTTAATTCCTGGATTCCCTTTTGGTATGTATCGACCCGCCGCTTCGCGGAATCAATTTCGGCGCTCAGTTTTTTGGAAGCGTTCGCAGCCTCCTGAAACGCTCCTTTAACTCCAGTGGAAGCCGCCTCCAATTTCCGCAGCTCACTTTGTGCAAGCGCACCCTCCCGGTCGATCTTTTCCAGTTCCTTTACCGCCCCGGCGCAGGCTTGCTTTAATGCTGAAAAATCAAGTTCGATATATCCTTCCGCGACCCCTAAATTGATTGCCATGTCCCTGCCCCCTTCTCAAAGTTTTGGTAAATCTCATGAAAACTTCTGGCCTTTTTCCGGTATACGGGGGTGTCCCCGCTTTGGATCCGGCCTTCGATATATTCGCACGCTTCGTCCAAACAAAAGGCAGTATAGGAGTCGCAGACGTCCAATAATTCGCTTGGCCTTTTCTTATAGTGGTTCGACATGTTGATAAGCCAGATCACCTGTTTACTTTTTACGAAAGGATTTCAGCGCATTTACCCCCGTCTGTGTAAAGTTGTAAATGTAGATCAGCTGCATATCGGTCAAAGCGATCCCCGCCTCCTCCAATTCCTCATAGGAGGGAGAAACCAAGCTTGCCTTTGCGATCTGCACTAAGGTCTGCGCTGTCCGCTGAAACGATTCCCCGCCCTTTACAGAATCGGCCAAGCCTCTTTTAAACAGGTCGGCCGCGCTGTCCAAAAGCTCATTCGGGATCTTTCCAGACTGCGCCAGGATCATCAAGGACGGACGTTTCAGACGGACGATAAACGGGGTATCAGGATCGAATCCCGGGAGCTCCACTTCGGAGCCCTCGGAATACTGTTTTAACTGTTCCAGTGTAGTTACTGCCATTGTTCTTTCACCTTTCTGTTAGGATATGGACGGAAGCGCCTCTACATAAGAGATTGTGTACGGGGATTCCCCTTTGGCAGGCGCTGAATTGATGGTGTATGTATTGATCCGGAATACATTGTCCTCGCTTCCCAGCCCAACCATAACGCCTTTACAGCCCGGATAGGTGATCTTTTCGTATTTTGTAATATTTCCGCCCTCGTCCATGACTGCGGAATATACGTCCATGGAAAACTTCACCGGTTTGTATTCACTGCCGACTGCCGGCGGAGTATATCCAGTGATGGTCGTCTGATCTTCGTCCTTTGTAATCGTTCCGCCCTGCAAAATCTCGATCAATTCCAAGATCGTAGTGTTGTCGGTCAGGGTGATTGTGTTTCCAGTAATAGTCTGAATCTCTGATTTCTGCGCAAGCAGACGACCCTTTACAATATTTTTTACTGCTTCAGTCGTTTCAATCTGTGGTTCTACTTCAATTTTGGTCTGCGTAGTAGAAGCAATGCTTTTTGGAGAATCCTCCTCAGTCGTTAAAACGATCATATTCACATCAATGGTAGAGAGTTCTGTCCCCTTTTTTGGTGTTGCTGCCATTGTTTCAAGTCCTTTCTATTTGGTTTATTTTTGATAATTTAAAATTCTCATAAATAAGGCTTGTCATGTACCCTTTCACATCATCGTCCAAATAATGGGCGGAAGGGCCGTCGACAAGTCGTAATGCCGGAAATAACCGGTTCATATGCTGTTTGACAGATTCAATGTGATCCTCAAACAATGAATATTGCTTGACCGGGTAATAAAGCAGAAGCTCATATTCCGTCCCGGTCATGCTCAGTACGTCTGTACTCCCGTTATTGCGCAGGACAATGTAAGGGGAAACACATTCCCCCTGGTGCTGTCCCAGCGAATACACGTCAAATCCAGCCGTCTTCAGGTGGGTATAAATGTCTTGGTAATTCATATCTTATCAAGCAGCCCCCTCATTCCGCTTATGACCTCCGGTGCCTCCTTGCGTAAGGTGGGATAGATAATCGCATACCGTTTTTCATGGGCAAGTTCTAGGTATATCCCGTAATCCACCCCATGGGAAAGGTAGATCCTTAACTTGCCCGGCTCCTTTTCACAGCGGCCTTTTAACCGCTGTCTGGCCTGTGCGGTGCGGTCATGCCACGGACGGTTTTCCTTTGCCTCTCCCTCCATCTTTACTGAGACAGTCCTCCCATAAGCTTCCGCCGCTTTTTCTATCCTCTGGGGCAGGGACATAATGTTCTGCTCCAACTTTGAAAAATCAAACATGATTTCCCTCCTCTAAAGATAGGTCTAGGTATAGATGAAGATTTCCCGGATCGTCAATTCCAGTAACGGTATATAGCTTCTCCCCTAGATAAAGCAGATCCTTTTCCCTGATATCCTCCCGATACAGGATCAAAAACTGAGGCTGGTTTTTCACTCGCACCTGTCCTGCTTCTAAATGAGAAAGGGCAAAATAGGGGCTTGTGGTGTGAAACAGCCCCCGGAGGTCGCACACAATTTCCGGTTCCCCGGACGGTTCTCCAAAGCCGTTCGTTCCTTCCCGCCGCACCTGGGCTTTTTGCCCCTGCCTTTCGACCGCGCGCTTGATAGAATACAGCTGATGTACCAGTCCCATCTGCTCACCCGCCTTTCAGCACGCAGGAACCGTTTGGGCGGTACATAGCGGCCAGCCTTTTCCAGTATGCGGAGGTATCGGCGACCGTTAAGCCGGAAAGCTGTAAGGTACTGTTTTCCGCCTTGATCAGCAAAAGCCGGTAGGCGGCGGTATCCACGTCGCCCCCGGCCCGTTCCAAATGGTAGCCTATCTCTTCGTCAGAGAAGAATGGAACTTCTGCTTCCCGGAGGATCAGTTTTAACTCTTTCAGAGGTTCCATCTGTGTTCCCCCCTTACGATTGCAGGATTCCCGCTGCCCTCAGTGATGCGGTCAGCGCTTTCACTGCCGTAACAATCGCCGCCGCATCCGCGCCTTCCGCCGGGTCTGTAACCTTGGCCGCCTGTCTTACTCCGCCAAGCGCCGCAGTTGTTGCCGTCGGGAGGGTGTACGGCTCTGGAAGCACTCCAGACGCAAGCTTAGCGGCTGTAACGTTTCCATCTTTAATGTTATCTGTTTCCACAGCATTTGCGGCCAGTTTGGCATGAGTTACTGAGCCATCTCCAAGCCTTCCGGAAGTCTGGATTTCTGCCAGCATCTGGAGCAATAGTGCTCTCAATTCCGGAGACAATCCGCTAAGTGACTGAATATATTCTGATGTCAAAGCCATACTTTTTCCTCCTTCCCTATTAAGCTGTCAAGCCAGTAATAGTTCCATGCAGGAATGCAGGTCCATGGTCCAAGCCAATCTGCCCAAAAATCTGTCCTTCTTCTGCCGCTCCCGTCTTTGACAGTTCTTCATAGAAGAAATTCCCTTTGCCTGGTACAGGCTGGAACACCGGAGCGATGGCACTCATTTCCGCTGCCAGAACGGTATCCTGCGGCATGAAGCGGTTTAGGGAAATTCCAATATTCCCAAAATCGGTTTCTAACTGTTTGATATTGGTACCTCCCAAATTCCGGTCGGTTGGCGCATAACTGTAAATATCTGTGATAATCTGCTTTTGTGCAGAATTAACCCACAGAACCATATTGGAAAATACCGCCCCGTTATCGTACATCTTTTTAAACAATGACTGTAAAGTTTCTTTGGTCAACTTTTTGCTTCCCGCGGCAATAGTATTTCCGTTTGCGCACAGTTCCAGCATTCCCCTTGTCTTATTGGCCACAGACACTCCGGTCGATTTTGCAAAAACCCCGTTAATAAACGTGTATTCTACATCCCGAGCGATTTTTTCCAGTGCCCGGGCAATCTGCCAGGATTTTTCATCCGGCACGTTGTTCTGCTGTCCCGCAGTGTTCAGGCCAGACATTCTTCCACTATTGGAAAGCTTGACATAGGTAACGGATACTTTTTCCTGAAAAATCTGTGTCACATTGGTTTTCTGCTCTCTAACAAAGCTTGTCGCTTCTGGAGCTGTAGTGGAAGCCTGTTCAGAAATAGCCGGCTGCGCCGCCTGTGGGAAAGAGTATTGGCTATCAGTCGGAAATTCAAAATCAGTTGTCTGCATCCCGCCTGTGAGCCCCCCGATTGCGCTTAAAAATGGTGTGTTTGTGCTATCCGCAGTAAACAATTCTCCTGCGTAATTTGGTAAATTCCATGTGTTGCCCTGTCCTGTTACATTTGTTGCCATAAATTAGTCCTCCTTGAAATTAAATAACCTTTCTTTTGCAAAAATCCGCTGTGCCAATGGAAGCTTCAAATTGTTGGCTTCCTCTTCCAGCATTTCCCGTTCTGTTCGGTTGTTCTGACGACTCCGCTGGAAATTCCCGATGCTGCCAGTGCCGCCTGGCTGTTCGGCTTCAAACTGTGACGCATAGGCCTCTTTGACAGAGGAAAGCAATGCCTCCGGGTCTTTTACCGCCCCGTTTTCATCAAATTCCACGTTGTCTCCCAGCTTATACATCACATAGTCAGTGTCCTTGCAGCCAGCTTTTGTCAACACGCTTGACAGGTTCCAGATTTGCCGATCCTTTACCCTTGCCGCCTTTTCATTGGCTAGCTGGGTTTGCAGGTCTTCCACGTCGACTTTTGAAAGGTCTGCGACTTTGTTGTTTGCATCCGTCAAATCAGCACGCAGGGTCCCGATTTCGACTTCCTTTGTTTTGATCTGGGTTTTTAAAGTGGTGATCTCCGACCCGTTCTGATCTAGGATCTTATCGATCGCTTCTTTTTCCAATCCCAAATCGGATAAAAATTTTCTATCCATAGTGCTCCTTTCTTCGCAGCTTACGTTTTTTGTACATGGGTCACTCCAATGCTGCGCCGCATTTTCACGATTGCGGTTATCTGTTTTTAAAAATGGGTATAAAAAAAGACACTAGGCTTTCGCTTCGTGTCTTGATTTATTAAATTTGGGCATAAAAATACCGCCTTAATAGGCGGCTAGGTAATTTGTGATAGGATAAATGATTTTAGGATATCCATTCCGAATAATCCAACTTGCTTTGCGAGTTCGGCAATTTTTTTACGTGCAGGCATACTCTCGGCAATGCTTGCTAGTTTCTCTACATATTCTACTCCTTTTCTGGTAAGATAGATGTTTTTTCTATATGAAGAGATGATTTTACGAGCGTCCATTGTTTCAGGAGGCCGCCAATCAAAACCTTGTATATATCCTTCGTTTTGCAGTTTTAATAAAGCGGCATTGAACACCGGTACTTCCATATCCAAAACCGCAGCATTTATAGATTCCATATCTGGAATATCCTTCTGATATTCAGAATACAAAGCATACAAAACCTGATGTTTGGTATCAATCGTCATTGTTCTCACCCTCTTGTTCCATCTCTTTTTTTAAATCGTCCAATATCCACGACATATCGTCATTTAATACAAACTCAGTTCCCGGTGGGTATTTTTTCGAAGAATCAAAATCGTGGACATATAAAATATTTTTATCCGTCTTCTTCCTTTTCAAATTGGATCCCCCGATCTCCCGGATAAGAACCATAAGGATCATATCTGCGCCGATTCAATATACTTCATCTGGAAAGCTCCGGATATCCCAATCCGGATAATAATAGATCGGCTTTTTATATTCGATACACCATCTAAGGACTTCAGCATATTTGTTCTCATCTATGATCTCATATGGAATTTCTTCAAAAACATGCGGCCTCTCTTTAAAAATATGGTAATACTCTAGTATCAGAGGATTAAGTAGCTCTGTATCCTCAATTTTCCAAGGATCCATTTTATTTCGCCAGTCCTTTCAATGCTTTAACCGCTTGTAATGTAAACTTAGGAAATAGGTCTTTCATCATCTCAATTACCTGCGGATCATTTATATATAAAATTCTTCCGAACTGTGCCCATGCTTCTCTGGGCAAATTCATTTTATTGCTGTTCCAGTAGGACTGTTGATGTCCAAATCCCAATGAAACAGATTTATTTGTTACTCCATCTAAAATGTCAGATATCCCTCTATATTTTTCAGAAATGCAGGCTTCGCCAGTAATATCATATGTTAAACCACCAGGAAAATGTTGTGTTATATATCGCAAAACATCATCATCGGCACGCCTCAGCAAATCGACATAATCTTCCTGTAGGGCTTCATAAAAATGATATTTCTCAGCAATTCCCTGATCCGCCTTATGAAATAGTTCGTGTGCTATGGTAGAAATATCAGTATTAGGATTAATACATATACGATTTTTAGCTTTATTATAAGATGATTTTTTATTGCCGTCAACTGCATAATCAACTTTTTCCGCAAAGTGTTCTAATACTCTACGACAGTGTTCATTTGCTCTTTTCAGCCCATTTTCGTATTGATCTTTAATTGATTTCGGAAGTTCCTGATAACTAATCAATTTTTCACCATACAGCTTTCCCTTGGCCTTTCGCCTAATTTTGTCTAATGCAGTATCGGATTCTAGGTTCGCCCCTACCCATTGAGAAATTGACATGTTTTCGCCGTTGTTCGCCCAGTCAGCCAGCTCCCCGGCGATCTCCTCATAGCTTTTCGGGATCACGGCGGCTACCGTACACATTCCGTTCGGGTGGTCTAGGGGAAGCTCGTCCTTTTCAAACAGCCGCCCGTCCCGCTGCCGACACAGCTCGCAGGTGCGCCCGCCGTTGGAAGAAAGCCACTTGTATTTTTCAATAAATGGATTGTCTTTCGTGCTTCGCTGGAAGGACATCTGGTAGGCATGGGTCACAGCGGTGCGCGCCAGCCTTTGGGCGTTATAATCTACCGATTTACGTACGCCGGGATAAACCCTTGACCAGTCAAACGGTTTCTTTGCCTTTGGATTCAGGTAAATCTCCAAATCCTTTGCCAAATCATACGCTGATTTCTTTGCAATGATTCCCTGATTGATGATGTACTGAATATCCCGGTCAAACTTTTTCCGATAGTTCCAAATCCGTTCTGACAAGCCCGAAAAATCCTTGTAGATTCCGCCGCTTAAAAGTTCGTCTACCGCCTCCTTGGGAATAGAAGAAAACACATCGGAAAACCTCTCTGATAACTCCGGCATGATCCCGCCCCAAAAGCTCCTCTCCGCATCTGTAACCGCGTTCGCTGTTTCCAGCATGTTCTTTTCGGTCAAATTGCGAACCGTCTGATAAACCCCTTTGCTTTCGCGTTTAAGTTCCTTTGCATAGTCTTTTAGCCAGCGATAAGTCAGCGTTTTGTCCGAATGACGGGGTAACCGGGAGGAAAGATCATCAACAAGTTCTGCATAAATTCTCCGGATTTCCTTCTGCTGTTCCTTAGTAACCTGTATCCGCTTTTTCTGTGCTTCTTTCACCAGGTCCCGGTACTGCTTGATATGTCCGTAAGGCATTACAAATCACCTTCATAGCTGTCCTCCAGCATTTCCCGCTCTTTCGCGATCTGGGCAAGCTCCGCATCGGCCTCCTCCGCAGTCAGGCCCTGGTGCGCGGTGCCGCCCCATTTCATCAAATAGGACTTTCTGGAACGGCTCTGTGCTGTGACCTCCTGCATATCAAGGGTTCGTTCTTCGTCCTCGTCCTCCGGCAGTGGGTATTGGTTATCGATCGTGACGCTATAGTCTGCCTTTTGAAAGTCCCCGTACACTTTTTTCAAATCTGGGTAGATCTCCGCAGCAGAGATGACCAGCTCGCTCAGCCAGATAAGCGCGGGCTTCCATGCTGTCATTTTTTCCTCGCACCGGCAGATCAGCGGCCAATAAACCGCTTTCATTGCCTTTCCAGAAGTAATAATGGATTTCATGCTTTCCAGATTCAGGTCCGGCACGCTCAGGCTGTCGTGCATCCCTTGCTTTAGATTGGACAACGTGTCCTGAAAAGCCGAGTTGTATGTAAAATCATTGGAAATCGTATTGATAGACGGTTCTTTATCCGGTTCGCCCTGCACGTCCCAAAAAGCACCGGGTTTAATTTGAAAGTGCTGGATTGAATCCCGGTCAACGTTGATCCCATAGGTGATCTGGTTCATTCCTTTGCGAAGGCTGTCCAGATTGTTGGAACGCATCCGGTTATACCAGCTGTCCTCCGCCATGACTGTTTCTACGTCGCTTTCCCCGTCAGTATCCCCGGACAAGCCATCGTTTAAAATGACATAAGCGGGGATCTGGTTCAAATGGGTGTCTTGTTTTTCAATCGTTTCCGAACCTGAAACTGTTTTCCCGTTTCCGTCCGTGATCCGCTCGCTCATATAGCAGCGGCCATTTTCAAGCCAGTATTTTTGTACCCAGATCCTTTGCCGTTCCCGTTCTTCATCGTCCCTCACAGTATAAAAAAATACGATCCGTTCCAAGCGGTCCACATCGTCGATATCTGTTTCACAAACAAACCCATCTGCGGGGACAAACATAATATGGATCCGGTCATTGGAAACCGTTGCTTTGAGCGCGACCTTTCCGCCAATGAAGCAATCTTTTGCCCCTTTGATCAATTTTCCGCTCCAATGATTTTTCCGCAATACGCTATTCAGATAGTCCTGTATCGCGGATTCATTGACTTTTCCCTTTTCCGGGTCCTGCGGCTCAGAGGGGCAGGTCACTTTGTGCTCCGGGGTTTTCCCAAAGGCAAACTGCGCTTGCTTGCTGATCAACGCCCGGATCTGCTTTGACTTCAGGCAAGCCGGAGTATAGTCCTCAGTTTCTTCCACCTCAAAACCGGCTCCGTACTCATAAATATGATAGTACCGCTCGATCTTCCCAATCCTTTTCAGCGTATCATAGCCATATGGCCCGATCAGCTCCTGATAAATAAATGTTGGTATCAAAATATCACCTCGAATAGTTCTGTCTTGGATTTATCTGGTCTTTTAAGATCGTGTTGCAAAAATAGCGGATATCGTCCATCGCATGGTCATTTTCCTTGATCACCCTGTCCTCCGCCGCCTTATCGTCCCACCGGTAAAGGCCAAATTCCTTGATGGTGTTCCTGCAGCTTTCATGGAACAGGATATTTTTGTTTTGCAGCATCGTGGTCGTCACCCTGATCCCATTGACTACCTCATTTTTTGCCTTCCTTACCCGGAATTTTCTGTGTTTTTGTATGCAGGTGATAAAGCTCGCCGCCGACGGGTCGACCACCACATACTCAATGTACCGCTCTCCTGCCAGCTTCTCCAAAGCCTGATAGTATTCCTCGTCGGTCAGCTGCCTTTGCGTGTCCCTCCCGGAATGGTAATACTCAGCAATCCTTACCGCCTGTTTCCCGTTCAGGCACCACAGCCCCATACTGCACGGATTCAGCGTCCCATAGTCGATAGAAATGAAATACCGCCCGGCTTCCGGGACTTCCCTCACAACATGCTCTTTTTCATTGAACATCGGGTATACAAGCCCTTCTGCTAACACCCACAGGCCTTTGATAAAGCGGTCATAAAACACGCCGGAATAAAGACTTTGATACCGTTTTAATATTTCAGATGAAAGAGAAGGGTTATCCTCCATCTCAAAATGGAGATACATCGCGTTTTTTTCTTCCCGCTTCTTGATCCACTCGTTATAGAACCAATGATTCGGTGATTCCGGGTTACAGTTGAACCAAAATCTGGAGCCGCTCACAGAGCATCTTGCCAAAGCTTGTTCGACAAATGACCGGGGCATTAACGCTACTTCATCGAGAAATACTCCCGCCAACGTCATACCTTGGATCAAAGCGGCTGAACTTTCGTCTTTCCCGCCAAACACATAGAAATAATTCGTTTTCCCTCCCCTGGTAACGGTCAGGCAATGCTTAGACCACGCCCATTGCATAGCGTATCCATGCTTATGGAAATACCGCACTCCTAATAGCGGGGTAATTACATTCCGGTATGCACTCTGTACGGTCTTTCCACAGATCGCAAAGCTGTGCTGGTCAAATTTCCACATTGCCCATACAATAAAGACAAAAGACATAATTGAAGTTTTCCCGCTTCTGATTGCCCCGTCGCAGATCAGGGCTGTATAGTCTGTATGGATAAATCCTAATATTTGATTCTGCTTTTCTGATAAACCTATACTCATTCTTTTATCACTTTCTCTATGCTTTTTGTCAGCGGATCGTCCTCTATGGCATCCAAATTATTTTCTATCGGCTTATCCCGCCATTTATCCGGTTTCCGGTTTTTCAGCCAATAGATGATCGCCGTTGTTTCCGGAGCAATATGTTTGATCGTCTGCTTTACTTTTCTTCCATTTGGGGTAATTTCAATCGATTCTTCCGTGTATTCATACCCTAACGCTCGTTTTAGCAAAGCGTTTTCAACTTCTAAATCAACGACTTCTTTTCCCTTTTTTAGGGCCTCGGAAATCTCGGAATATTTCTTTTTCCAGGTATATAAGGTATCCGGATTAATTCCGCAATTATGCGCTATCTGCTCGTCGGTCAAGCCGTCTCTTGCCCAGCCCTCTAGAAGGGTCAAGCCTTCCTCTGTCAGCCAGTATTCGTATTTGCCTTTTGCAATCGCTGATCAGTCCTTTCGTAATTTTGGCATAATAAAAGCACCCAACCGAATGATTGAGTGCAGAAAATATTTTAAAAAAGTTTTAGAAAAGCATTGACAATACGTATAACACGTGTTATAATATAATCAAGATAAGGAAAGGAGATTCACTCAAATGCCAATGACATCAAAGCAAATGATGAAATTGCTGGAACAAAATGGTTTTGAATGTGTTCGGTCAAATGGTTCTCATCATTTTTACAGGAATCCCGTCACCGGAAAAACTACCACAGTTCCTTATCACGCAAAAGATTTAAAGCCGGGAATTGAAAAAGCAATCCTAAAGCAAGCGGGGCTGAAATAAGCCCCGTGCTTCCCGGCATAATATATATTAGAATGGAGGATCATCATGAAAAAGTTATTCTATCCAGCAGTGTTTCACCCGGAAGATACCGGCTACTCTGTATTTGTACCAGATATTGATGGTTGCTTTTCTCAAGGCGACACCTTGGAAGAAGCGATTGAAATGGTTACGGATGCAATCGGATTGTGTTTGGAAGAATTTTCAGAAAGACAAGAAGAAGTACCACAGCCGTCTAATCCTAAGAATGTGACCTGTGAGCCAGAGGATTTTATCGCTTTAATTGAATTTGATTGGATCGCTTATCAAAAAAAGCATGATACTAAATCAGTCAAAAAAACCTTAACAATTCCATCATGGCTGAACACCTTAGCAGAAGAACAGCATATCAATTTTTCCGGCGTGCTTCAATCGGCTTTAAAACAACAATTAAATATTGATCGCTAAAATATAACGCAGAGGATTAATTCCCCTGCGTTTTTTCTTTCTCGCGCCTGTTTCGGCGCGTCCTTAATGTTTACGGGATTATCCCGGCGGCTGTACCGCGTAATCTTTGAAAAGGAGTGTCAAATGTCTTTTCACTTTTCCCATGATATTATTTTATACCGGAAGTACGTCCTCTGTGTTACCCTTTTCTTGCATCTACACCATATGGCGTTTTTGAGCAAGGATATAAAAAAACTTTCTGCGAATCTCATAGAACTGTCTTCTTCCGCACGGGACACCCATAAATTCATATGGTACACATTCAGTAACATTGGCAATAATTTGTTTATACAGAGATGGCTCCGCTTCTTTTGCTGATTCTTCTATCAGTTTACAGTCTGATATTAGCTGTGCCCTGATTTCGGCAGCTTTTGCAGTAGGATTCCCCGGCTCAGTACTTCCGGGCATTCCGGTATAAGCAACGCCTTTCGCTCCCAGCAATGAATCAGCCTTTTGTTTTTTCTTGCTGTACTGCAAACAAAAGTTATGTAATTCCCGGTATTGGTATTTATCAATGTTGTATTTGTCCAGCTTTAAATCTCTTTTGTTTGGCACTACTTGTCCTCCCCCGCGCTCAAAATCATTTCCGCCAGCCCCTCGATCAAAACGCCCAGAACGATGACCCCGATCCCGATAAAGCCAATGGGAATGGCGATCAGTTTTTTAATTTTTCTCACGGCTAGTATCATTTTGCTCTCTTGTATATTCAGGATAATTCGGCTCCATTTCTTTTGAATAAACAAATTCTGCACCAATTTCTATATTGTTATAAACTTCTTCCGTTATGCGATAAGTAGCTTTTTGAATGTTCTGATCGTCTTGATTCCATTGCTGTATTGTTACTTCCCATTTTTCAGAATAATAATATGTATAAGGAATAAAACTCGTATGGCTAGTTTTTCCGTCCGAATAAATGACAGGTATCATTTGCATTTGAGTATATGCAGGAGAATACTTTTTACTAACAACTTCGCCTTTTGTGATTTTTTCGGAACAACCACATAGAATAATTGTTAAAACGAAAATTGCTGGTAAAACATTTCTTAATGTTCTTTTCATTCCTCACTCATCAGCTTTCTCCCGCATTTGGGACAGTAATCACATTCTATAACTGCTATTCCGTCACCTGTTATTTCAATTCTTGGACGTTCTTTATCATTCAACATATAATCTCGTATTAGCCAGTTATAATTATGTTGAAAATTTTTATTGCAATATTCACACCCTTTCTCCCTCTCGGCTTTCTCTTTCAGGGCTTCTCTGCCTATTAAAAAAATATCACGCTGTCTTTTAAATTCTTCTTTAACAATATCGCTATATCGGTCAGAGAGCAGATCATCTTCATAGCCTTTAATCAAAATATCATATTCTTTTATTGCCTGTTCGATTTCAGTCATTCTTTTTACACTCCTTTTTAATCATCTTTCCCTCCCTGCACGCCTCGCCATTTCGGGTCGCACCCTCTGCTTTCAATTTTACAGGCATATTGAACATAAGGTTCTTTATGTATTTCTATACAGTGCTTGCAAATCTGACAGCCTTCTCCGCTAACCCACATAATAGCTTCCATATCTCTCACAGCTTCTCCCATCTCAGCCTTAACCAGTTCTAGTTCTTTTTCCAACTTACTTTTTTCCACTTTTAATTTGTCAATTTGCTTTTCTTTACGAGAAATCTGGTTCAATAAATGTTCCGTAAACGAATCATGCATTTTGCTTTCTAGTTCTTTGTTTTTGGCTTCTAACTTCTCAATCGCTTCGGCGGCTTCTGCTACCAATTTATGAACATCATATGGATTATCATCTGGCCAAACATGACAATATTTCCATAGGTCTTTTACTGATAATTTCTCATACATCACTAGCCCTCCTGTTCTCCACTTCTTCATCATCACAAGGGCCCTCAACACAATATTCGAAATGACCTATTCCATCACTGTGCAGGGTGCAATAGCCCTCAGTTGTTTTATAGACGCATTCTTCCATCAGCTTTCCCTCCTCCGGCGGCTGGGGTAATGGCATCCAGTGGGTGACTGTTCCACAAAAATTTTTACTCCAAAGATTTTCACCCCAATAACCGCTTTGAATAACATGTTTCCGCTTAGCTTTTGGCGTAGTATAGCAAACAAGATATTGTTTTTTGCCTTGTCCGTTTCCTAACTCTGGCAGCCTGTCCTTTACGCTGATCCATTCCCTCATTTCCTCTTTTTCCTCCTCCCGGCTTTGCTCCGGTCTTTCCCGTTCGCCGTACCAATCACACGGTTGATAAACTTCCTAGGATTGTCCGTTTTGTTTTTCAAGTTCTTCGACCTCCCTTTCCCAGCCTTCGATCATCGCTTCGTATCGCATGGCTTCCTGTTCTCTCCAAGCGATCCGTTGGTCTTTCATCGCCAGCACCTTTTGAATCAACACCCGGCACAGCATGATCTGCCCCTTACGGATTTTTATCCGTTCTTCCCCCGTCATGCCGTGATCTCCTCTTCCAAGCGTTCCAGCTCCTTTTCTTCACGGGCTTGCAGCTCGCACAAGAAAGCCATATTGCAGGCCGCGTGCTTTAAATGGCTGATCCCGCTTTCCCGGTCGCTGGAATATGGGCTTGTAAGCCACGCAAACAGGTGCCGGAACAACGCGTTGACATACCGCGCCTTTTCCACCCGTTTCCAGTTTTCCGGGTCCTTGTATTTTTTCACCCCGTATTCCCGTACCTCGGCAATGTCAAAGATGATCTGCGGCGGCACTAGGGTGATCCTCCATTTCCCCGCGTCTGACTTTATTTCCTGATCCGCTTCTTTCGCCCGGAACGTCAGTGTTTCGTACATGGCTGCCCCTCCTTTGTTTCAAATGTTAATTGCTTTCCTGCTGTGACCTTCAGCATCTTTTCCTTAGCTTCTCGATAAAAATTTCGGTCTATCTCAAACCCATAACTGTTTCTTCCCAGTTCCATACACGCCCGCAGAGTAGACCCACTTCCTGCACAGGGATCTATCACCACATCCCCCGCGTCTGTAAATATCTCTATCAACCGCTTTAAAAGTCCTATCGGCTTCTGGGCCGGGTGAATCTTGGGGTATTCTTTTTGATTGTCCCGTTTCCACTCAAACCAGTTAAATATCATCTTCCCCTGATTACGAAACTTTGGCAGTTTTCCCCGGTATAGCACTAGCGCATATTCTGTCGCTCCGCATATCCTCATATTTGCCTTTAGTACCTGTGGGCTGTAATTCTTGCAAAACACCAAGGGAATGCTATTCTTAAAACCATATCTTTGAGCATATGCCTTTACCGTTTCTATCTGCTCAAATGCGCAAAACACTATCATACAAGGTGCATCTGATGATCTTCCTCGCCCGTTGCTTTTTTCGGGTTCTTTTTTCAGCAGCTTGTTACAGAAGTGGAAGTATTCGGCAATATTAAAATTGATATCTGTCTTGAATGCTGCTTTCCCTGCTTTTTTGCTTTCTCCATTTTTTCGGTCTCCACCTATGTACCATGTTGGGTTAGATCCATAAAAGTTTTTCCCGATGTTATATGGAATATCTGCTATCACTAGCTGCGCTTTGGGGATATGATACCGCTTGTAATTTTGAAAATTATCATGGTACAGCTCTGTTTTAACTTCTGTCACTCTCTGTTTCCCCTTTCAGGCTTTCCAGCTCCGCCTTGACCTGTTCCAATTCCCTTTCAAGCTCCTGCGCCTGCTTTTGCCAGCGCTGCGCGCTGTTCGCATTGCTGTTGGCCTGATTTTCATATGCTATCATCTGTTCTAATTCTTGATTTGTCATCGTTCATTTCCCCCTTGCGTGTTTTCGGTCTATTTTAGAAAAATCGCTGTTGATCTTAGCGCCCTTTACACCGGAGTATTTCCCCGCCTTTTGGTCTGCTACGATCTTTTTATACCACCCCATCGGGTCGTACCCTGTCCGTTTCCGGCGCAGGCTTCGCTCCATCTCCCCGCGGCAGTCTTTGCAGTAAAAGCTGTTCCCGTGGCCGGTGTATTGTTTTCCGCAGAGTTTACACTTCTTTTCCGTCATTCTTTCTCTCCCGCCTTTTCCGGGTCAAATCTTCGTATATGATTCTCTCCACAAGGTCTTTTGCCTCCCACTTTTTTACCTGTTCTGACCGCATAACGCCTGTAACGATCTCCGGCGTCGGGATCCCGGCGTGGTACTGGTCTAATACTTTTTGTATGCCCTGATTGGTCATTCCTTCACCTCAACCGTTATTTCCGTTCTTGGGTTCTCTTTGTCGTATCCGCCCAGCAGGACAAGCTCTATACAGGAAAAACTGTCGTCCAGTAATATCCCGGATCTTACCAGCCCGTCCAGGATCATCTTTCCCGAATAATTGTCGGGATCCCGCCTTACCCTTGTCGGGAAAAAGTATGTTAGGGTTACTTTCGCCTTTGGGATTGGTTTTTCAGGCTTCGGGCTGCACAGGAACTGCACCAGCGCCGCCCATCGTTTCTTCTCCTCCTGATATTCCCACCGGTTCATTCTCCCAATATATTTGTTATTGCTCGGCGGCACTTCCGGGATCATGTATTTCAAATTGCCAGCCATTCGGAGATCTCCCGGATACATTCCTCATATTCCTGTGGCTTTAAGTTTTTCGCTTTCAGCTGTTGTTTGAGTACCTCGTAAATCTCAAGTTCACTCATGCCGCTTTTCCACCTCCAAAAAACGCTGGTATTCTCCCTTGAAACAAAACTCTATCCCGCCGGTCCGGCCGTATTTGTTTTTCTCCAGCTGCAAATCTGTATCTTCCGGTTCAAAGTGCTCCCGGTCCATGATATACGGCCTGTGCAGGATCATGATATAGTCCCCGTCCTGTTCCAATCCGCCCGATTCTTTCAGGTCGCTCATTTTCGGCGGCTGGTTCGTTTTATCACCTCTTGCCATTTGGGACAGCCCCATGATGTGGCAGTGATACCGTTTGGCTAAACGCTTTAATTCCTGGGAAATGTAGTCCACTTCGTTTCTCCGTGACTGGAATTTCCCGGTTGTCCTTACACACTGGATAAAATCTATCACCACAAAATCGGGCCGAAGATCCGCGATCGTCCCGCCTATCGCTTCGATCGTGTACTGGTCGTCAATAATAAACGTTTTCTTTTGGCTGAATATCTGGTCCAGTGTTTGGATCATCTGGTTCTTTTCCTGTTCCTTCAGTTCCCCCGCGTTGATCCTCCCGTAGTTCACCGCCGCTATATCGGATACAAGGCGTTCACAGATTTGCGTTACCGACATTTCCAAGCTGAAAAACACGCTTTTCTTTCCCGCTTTGATCTGCTTTTTCAAGATATTCAGGGCAAAGGCCGTCTTGCCTGTGCTTGGCCTTGCCCCGACGTATGACACCGTCCTCATTCTAAGGCCCGACAAAGCCGCGTCCAGCCGTTTAAAGCCGGTCAGGATCCTGTTATCCCGTTCCGATTTGCTGAATAATTCCTGAGAGAACTGGATCAGCTGTTCCACCGCCATTGTTTCATAGTCCCGGCTGCTCCGCTCCTGCTCTTCGTCCTCCAGCACCTTTTTTAGTCCCGGGACCAGTTCTTCTGAATCCCCGTTAAGCAGCTCCTCCACCGATTCCTTCACCCGGCAGATCTTTGCTTTCTGTTTCAGAATCCTGATATGGTCCGGAAATGCCGACGGGCTGATATAGCACTGTTTGCAATGCCCGGCGTATTTTCTCAGCCCTTCGTCTAGGCCAAGGTCCAGCGGAACTACCTTCCCGTGTTTCTTCCGGTAAACCGCGCATTTCTCAAAGATCTCTCTGCAGCCGATTCCGAAAAAGTCCTCCGGTATCAGCTGTTCAAAATACTCGTCGTATTCCTCCGGCCTGCTGAGCAATCCCCCTAATACCGTTTCTTCCAGTTCATAGTGGATCATAGCCGCGGCCCTCCGCCTCTCCAGTCTTCACGTTCCGGGGGGATTTCTTCTACCTCGTCCTTCCAGCGCCGTTGGTTTAACCACGAGGCTGGATATGGGATAAACTGCTTGTCCTGCCACTGAGGTAATTTCTTCTGCACCTCCAAAGCAGCCAGCATTTCCGATAAAAGCGATTCACTAACCCGCAGACCTGCGAATGCTTTCCTGGCTTTTTCTTTTCCCATATGTTTCGGATAGGCTTCCCAAAATTTTTCAAAAAAGGGATCATGTTGAGCTATATCTATATTGTCTTTGTCTTTTGTCTTAGTCTTAGTCTTTGTCTTGGTATCTTTCGTATTTTTCGTATTTTCAGAAATACAATCGTATACGCTCGTATTTTTTGATTCCCACCGTTTTTGAACATTTTCCCGGTTCTTCTGACAGCGTTTTTGATAGCTTTCCCTATCTCTGTCGATCTGCGAAGCGATAAAGGAAAAGCACATCAATTCAGCTCCCTCCAGCTTTGGCTGTATTCCATGTTCATAGTCGAATAATGCAAAAACGACACGGCCGCAGCCCTCTGCCCCAAGCAGCTTTAAGTGTTTTTCATAATCAACAAACATTTTAAAATACGTCTGGTCCATATGCCACCGCCTTAAAACGGCAACCTGCCGTCATCGGTATCCAGATCCTCGTATTCGTCCATGTTTCCAACGGAAAAGCTTTCCTGCTTCGGTTCATGCGGTACGGGTTCCTTTGTTTTGCTTTCTGCAAAATGTACTTGGTCTGCAACCACCTCCACGGCGGTGCGCTTGTTCCCGTTCTTATCTTCGTAATTGCGGGTTTGGATAGACCCTTCAACAACGATCATGCTCCCCTTCTGGAAATACTTGCAGACAAATTCCGCTTGCTGCCGCCACGCTACGATGTCGATCCAGTCGGTCTGTTCCCGGTTATATGTACGGTTCACCGCAATGCGGAACGCTGTCACCGATACCCCGTTCGGTGTTGTCCTTAATTCCGGATCAGCAACGAAACGGCCCATTAAAATTACTCTGTTTAACATTCTGATACCTCCTTAACCAGATAGACCTCACGGTTTCTTGAGATTACTTTGACGGGTTGTTTCATTTCCCGAATCTCTGTGCGTAAACAGTTTACACAGCTTGCCGCATTTTTATAGTCTGACTTCCATTCTACCTTTGCAACGTTTTGTCTGCTTTTGATAAAACGTTCTATGATTTTATGTTTTTCTCCCACCCGTCGTTTCACTTGGATCCCTTTAATTTCATCAATATCCTGTGACACATTAAAATTTAATTTCATGATTTTAACTCCTTATCATAAATATCAAAGACTGCCCCATTCCGCTTTGTATCCGGGTCATATCTCTTTTCCCCTGTTTCAAACAGCAGCCCTTTGTTCTTTAATTCTGTGATCCGGGGCTTCACCCGGTTCCCGTCTGTATATCCCAGACGTTTGGCGCATTCATTAGCGGTCATCTTGCCGTATTTCCGAAACGCTCCCAGCACTTCAATCTGACGGGTGCTCCGGTCTGTTTTGTAATAGCTCTCCCGTCTGGTTTCTTCTGTAACGCTCATCCTTTTCTCACCTTCCAAACTCTGCATAATTCTTCATCTAACCTGATCCCAAACACATGGTACTTTTTATCAAACTCTGCCTGTCCGATATCGTGCGCCTCCCGGTGCAGTTTCCAATGAAGCGGCAGGACCCGCATTCCTAAATGAATGATGTCGTTCCGGTTCCGTCCCATTCCCACAGCGTCTACATGGTGCAGCTGTGCTTTCTGCCCAGTGATACAGCACTTTTTATTTTTCAGGCAGACATAAATATATCTTGCAATATCCGGCGACCGTTCCGCCAAACTTTCCGCACAGGGAATATCAAATTCCACACAGAACTCGATCAAAAACTCCAAGTATTCTTTTGCCGTTGTCATATCGCAGTCTGACAGGCTAAAATGTTCTTTTCCCGTTTTAGCCATAAAGGAATATTTCATCAGTTCTTTCAGGTATTCCGGCTCGTGGCCTGTGTATTCTGAGATGTCCCGTAGTGTGGCGTAGATCTTCCTCCGCTGGTCTGTGCTGATCCTGCGCCCATCGTCCAGCCGGATCTCGCACTCCCCGTATTTCCTTTTGATAAAGCCAAAGGTATCCGAAAACGGTGCCTGGATCGTCAGCGCCTGCCCATCGTATCCCTTGATCTTCCCTTGCAGGATCATTTTTGTTTCTCCTGTTTCCAGCAGCTCATGCAAAGATGTCCTGTTTTTTCATAAACAGTTTTTGGGGTTATGATCTCTCCATTTGTTCCCCGCTGGCCTTTGACAGGTTTCCCGCACTTTTCGCAGATATATTGCTGCGGAGGGGCTTGTACAGCCGCATTCTCCTGCTCCATGGAATATACCGTATTCTTTGTTTTAGCGTCTACAATGACCAGCCCGCTGATCTTACGATCTTTGTCGTACTGTATTTCTGAAACTTCAAAGCTGTTTTTCAAATAGTATTTCCCATTGCTGTTTTTCTGGATCTCTGCTTTCCCTTCCGGGATCCAGATGAACGGCGCTGTATAGAGTTCCCTCCCGATCCCCCAGTTAAAGCAGGCACGTTTGAACGCGTCTGAGGACTGCCCTTTTTCCTTTTCCGTGTTGGATTCCGTCCCGCAGTCCTGTTTTTCTATCCATTCCCCGGTTTCACTTTTTACAGACACCGTGCAGAACTCTTTCCCGTTTATTGTTTCATGATGTCTCTGCCACCCAAACGGCGTAAACATCTCATCAAGGATTCTCATATCGCACCGGGCGTCTTTATACAAAAGCAGGCTTACTCCTCTTTCTTTTACCATTGCCGCCCGGCATTCTATTTCATCTGCCCGCAATGTCCTGATTTCCATCTTCCAGCCTCCATTCTATCGGGCACATCGGCCCTCTTTGTTTGTCAATTTTATACAGCCAATACCCATTCGCGAAGCAGAACCACGCTTGATGGATCGGTGTTTTCACGCACAGGTCGCAGTAAAAGCAAACAAATGCTTTCGCGGGAATACTATATTCATATCCATTCCAGTACCCTATGTACATTGCCCCGCTGTGCTGTGGGTTCATGCTGAATACCCCAATTCGCAAAGCCTCTCGCTGATCGCCCGATGAAGTTCAGAACAATTCTCGATCTTATCATCATATTCGGACAAAATCCTTTCCTTGGTATTATTGTTTAAATAGTGAAGCTCCTTAAAAAAATCCTCGCAATCTTTCTTTTCTTTCACAAGTTCGTCCTTTTCATCAGAAAGGCGCTCGCATTCTTCTGACATTCCCACAAGCTTTAGGTCTGGCTCAGGCAAATCATCGCCGTGCTGGTTGTATCCCATATCTTCCACTTGACTTTACGCCTCCTTTGGTGTATCCTGTATGTATACAATATTTTGTGTGCGCCTTTTTCGTTGGCAGACGAAGGGGCGCTTTTTTCTGCCCTTTTTCAGCTTGTCCATCATCATACATGCCGGTATCCACCCGGCAAAGATCAGACCGCTAATCAGAGCTGTCATTACTTCCTGCATCTTTGCACGTCCTTTCTTTTTGAACTATTTTCCATAAATCTCTTCCCATGGGACCATCGGCGGGTTATAGTCCGGATAATATTCTCTGATTTGAGCAAGAATTTCCTGCCATGTTCGACGTCCATGATAAATATCATCATAGATACGTTTTTGAAACAACTTATTATTTTTTTGCAACTGCTCAATATAGAAATCATCATTTTCCCGGTCAATCGGTGTATAAAATTCTACTTTTCCCCCATACTTCGTCGTGGTTACGAAATCCGGTTCATCTCTGTATCTTGACATATCAAATTTTTTAGGCATATTTACAACTCCTTTCCTATTGATTCTATGATTTTTTGAATTTGTCCTATTCTGAAATCCAACTATCAATATCAGCGCTTCATGTAAAAAGTTATTGCGTTCAATGCTAATGTCAAAATCACCAGTATAATTGTTATTATTTCTATCATTCTCCTCACTCCTTTCGATTTTAAATTGTATCCTTTCATTTGACATGCTATAATTCATGTGAAAGGACGTGTTACGATGAAAATAGATTCTACAATTACTTTGGCTTTTCTTGTTTCTCTAATTGCATTTATTTCTCCAATAGCCACAACCATACTAAACAACAGGCATCAAGCTAAAATGAAAAAAGAAGAAATGTTTATTAAAAGAAAACTTGAAGTTATTGAAAATTATCTATCAAATGTTGGAAAAACTTTGGGCGACTCCAGACATAATTTAGTTGATCTTGGCACATACGCAGGAGAAATTTTTTTATACACGCCTACTGAATTTTGGGAAGATATTGAAGAATTAAATAGATTGATCTTTGCCCATGAAAATCAACTAGCTTTTCCAAAATTTCAAGAATTGTCTAAACGTCTATCTTCATATACATCAAGATTTATAAAAGAACAAAAAAACGGCAAATAAAATATCTATTGTCAACGCATACCATATGTACCAATGTCCTAGAAACAACTTCTTTTTATAAGAAAAAACAATACACAATATTGAGATGATAACAATTACTAAAAGCCACACCCATCTATTCGTTCTCCTCACTCCTTTTCGGATTTCGCAATTACTTTTTCACGCATTATCTACTTTAAGTAGAATTAGTTTGTAAAAAAAATATCGTCATATGGAATGCCAGTAATGTTAGAAATTATTAAAGCCTGTTTTATTGTAACTTCTTCGGGAGAACGTTCTAATTTCATATAAGTATCACGACTAATTCCCAGAATCTTTGCCATTTCAAGCTGTGTTTTATCTGCATGTTTTCTGGCTTGTTTCAAGGTAAATTTCATTTTTGTCACCTCCTATGTTTTGTATTATATCCTACTTTAAGTAGAATGTCAATACCTTTTAGTAGAATTTTTAAAATTTTTTATTGCTTTTTTTCTACTTTTGGTATATAATCAATTCAAAGGTGGTGAAGTAATGTCTATAGGGAAAAATATTAAATCTTTAAGAGAATCTAGAGGGCTGACACAAGATGAATTAGGAAAAATAATCGGTGTTTCTGGAAAAACGGTTTCATCTTGGGAATTAGAAACAAAAACGCCAAGAATGGGTGCAATGCAAAATCTTGCTGATTTTTTTCAAGTAAAAAAATCAGACATTATTGAAGATGATACCGATAATATTGATGTTTTCTCATATGATAACATCTTGCCTATCAAAACACATAAAATCCCATTACTAGGTGAAATTGCTTGCGGTGTTCCCATATATGCAGATGAAGAACATGAAAGTTATGTTGAAGTGGGAACCAATATAAAAGCAGATTTTTGTTTACGTGCTAAAGGTGATAGCATGATAAATGCTAGAATTTTAGATGGGGACATTGTTTTTATAAGAAAACAGCCAAGTGTTGACGACGGGGAAATTGCAGCAGTTATTATTGATGATGAAGCTACTTTGAAAAGAGTTTACTATAATCGTAAGTCTGGTATTTTACAACTTGTTGCTGAAAACCCTAGTTTCCCACCGCTGATTTACTCTGGCGATGAATTAGATACGGTTCATATTTTAGGAAAAGCAATCGCTTTCCAAAGTGACGTAAAGTAA